TAAACAAATGACACAAGCGCAGTTAGGATCTGCACTTAAAAGAGACAAGACTACGATTAATCGGTGGTCGAAAAATAGTCGTGAGATCACTTGGGATAATGCTATTAAGATTGCTAAAGTTTTAAATGTTCATCCAGTAGAAGTATTCCAACCTAGACAAGAAATAATATTAGATAAATATATTGATAATAATTTTTTAGTAAAAACTTTTCCAAAGGAAGAAATATTTGAGGTTCCAATTCCTTTTGAGTTTTACAAACCTAATGTTAAAGCTATTCAAGTAAATATACCAGGTAATTTTTTACACAGAGAAATATTTTTATTTGATATGCCTATAAAAAAAGCAGATAAATTTTCAAAATTTTCCGTACCCAATCTATGTTATGTTACTTGCTCTAAATCTTGGAGAAGTAAAACTGGTAAAATCAATGAAACTATGGGTGTTGTAAGAGCTAACGAGGATGGCTCAATGGTTATTATTAATCCTTTAACCAGAGAACCAGTAAATCAAGATTGTGTAAAAGTTAATATAAAAGATATAGATATTTGCGTACCCGTCAAAGTTAAATACAACCCAGATTTGTGTTAAATATTCGTAATTCCTAATATCCATAATAATATGGATATATACATATTCCGTATTGACAAAGTTCTCATAATGTTCATAAAAGTATCTATTGATTTGCTTTATGGAAAAAGACGAATTTTTAGACAATATAAAAGAATTACCTAAATGGGTTGAGCTATACGGCATCAACCATCACTCCCCATCTCAAATAAATTCCAATGATGATATTTGGAGTTACAAATATTTATACTTATCCCAAGAAGAGAGACGAGAGCTGCCTATTAATTCTAAAATGTTTTCTGGAGTTTGTATTGGCGATATGGCGCAATTACAATTTGGCAATTATGTTTGGGAATATGTTAAAGGTACAGGATTAACCAGAAAAGAAATACCACCGCAAAGAAAAGTTTTTGAAAAAATTATAGAAAAATTTAATTTATATGATCCCGCAGATGATAAAGACAGAGAGCAACACGATATAAATAGACAAGGTTTAGCTTTAACATTCCAACAATTAAAATATGGATTAAGAGAAATTAAATTAAAAAATCCAATAGATTGCGAGAGATCCGTTAGTTTAGAATTACCTAATTGCTTATTACCTTGTATCGGTAGAATAGATATAGAAGATGAAAATAATTTTGTTGAAATTAAAACAAAATGGCGAAAGAAAAACAGACCCAAAAAAGATGGTACATCTAATTATTCTTTACCTAAAATAGATGAAGGTTATCTTGGCTGGTCGGATCATATTTTACAAGTCGCATTTTATTGGCTGTCAAATAACAAAAAAAAGAAACCTCACTTATTAGTAATTAATGAAAAAGATTATAATGTTTTTACTCCAGATAATTGCGATGATTTAAAACCAGAAAATTTAGAACTTCAATTAAATAAAATGGCAATAGTTGCCAAACGTAGAGAAAGAGTAATGGAAAACCATGCTGGTAAAACTACTTGGTTCCAAGATATTCCATGTGATTTCGACCACTTCTTTTGGAACGGTTTAGGAGATCACAAACAAGCAGCAATGAAACTATGGGGTTTACTATGAGAGAAGATAACTCAATGATTAATCCTCAATCTTGGCTGCTGAAAAAAGAATTAGTAAAGAAAAAAAACAAATCAAAAGGTATGCTCCTTATATTGATTGTTTTTCTTATCTCCCTCATAGTTATAAGTCATCTCTTTACTAATAACGGTAGCCAGATGCGTTTGATCGAGAGGTTAAACCTGGGTTTTATAACAGGCAGTTATCTTTCCCCAGTTTCATTCATCTGGCTATCAGAAAGGGATTATGGGTAAAGTTATTAATATTAATAAAATTGAAAATGAAATAACAAAGTTAAAAGCTAATGGCGGTATGTGGGAGATTGGCAATGGTAAATTTGCTATCAAACATTTAGAATTAGAAAAATTAGCCAACACTTATAATATTGAAACCAATGTAGAAATAAAACATTGTAATTTAGAAAAAGGTTGTGCAGTAGTTAAAGCTGTTGCAACATTTAACGGTAAAAACTTTTATACACTTGGAGAAGTTTCCCCTCTTAATAATGATTTTATATTTCCTGTAGCTGTAGCAGAAAAGAGAGCTGCGGATCGAGCTATTCTTAAAGCTCTTGGTATTCATGGTAATATTTATAGTTCAGAAGAATTATCAAATATAAAAAATAATAATAATCAAAATACCGGTATAGATTTAAACCAGGAAACAATCATTTTAGAAAGAATTAAAAACGCAAGTCATCAAGCAAACTTGGAACAAATTAAAAGTCAAAATAAAGATTTCTTAACAGAGCTAAAGAAACAAGATTTAAAAAGGTACGAAAAATTAAAACAAGCCTTTTTAAATAGAAACCAGCAATTCATAGGAGGATAATATATATGGCTGATTTTAAAAATAAACCAAAAGACCCAAACTGGATGTGTACCTTTTCATTGAAGAGGAACCCAGATAAAAAACCTGGCGATAATAAACCAGATCTAGTTTTGGTGGATAGTGAAAAGATAAATCAAAAATCTGGGAAACCTTATCGTAAGAACTTTACGATTAATGGTACCTGGTGCGAGGCAGCTTGTTATATCCAAGAAAATAAGGATCTAAAAATTACCATTAAGAAAACTGGTGGAGATAAGCCAGCTTCTAATGATGGATTTGACGATCAATTTTAGGGGAAACAATGCAATATGGCTTAACTGAAAAGCAACTAAAACTTTTTAAGTTTATTAAAAGCTATATTTCTAAAAAAAACATATCGCCATCTTACGATGAAATGAAGGTGGCGATAGGTGCAAAATCCAAATGTGGAATTTATGCTAGAATTAAACAATTAGAGGAAAGAGGATGGATAAAAAAACTACCAGGAAAAGCAAGAAGTATCCAAGTAATAAAATGACAAATGCGGATATGTTTAAACCAATGATTTACGATAGTTTAGAAACCCAGGTAGACGGCAATCATTATAAAGGAATGAAGATCCAGCCAGCACAATTTATAAACGAAAATAAACTTCCATTTGCTGAAGGAAATGTTATAAAATACACCTGTAGACATTCAAAAAAAGGCAAAATTCAAGACATCAATAAAGCCATTCACTATTTACAAATGATTAAAGAAAGAGATTACCCAAATGGGTAAAGTTGAAAAATTCTGGTCTGGTTCTGTTTCATTTACAGCTACAGAAACCTTTAAAGATCTGGATACTGCGGTTAAAGCTAGTGTGCCAACTACCGCAGCTAAAATAGTAATTGATGAAAAAACTATCAGTTACGATTTCAATAGGATGAAGGAGGTTAGTAATCCAAATGATAACACACTACCAACACCTGGGAAAAGAAATCCAGGAGAAAGAAAAGGAGAGAAAAAAGTTGAACAGAAAAATAAATAAGTTGTTAAAAGACGATACTGTTCATCCAGCTATTGCTGCTCTTTCTAAACAAAGTCATTCAAAGCTGATTGATATAATTACTTTGAAAGACGAACAAAGTAAATTACCAGGTTAAACTGGTACTTTATAACTATTCTAAACTAATTGAATATTAGTAATACCCTCATTTTGCCTTGATAAATTTGCTTATTTGTCAATTTAATATTTATTTATCCATAAGTGTTGACAAACTAGCAACTAACACTTATATAAATAATGTATGGTAAAAAACTTAAAAAGATACAAGTTCGCTACCTTCTCTGCTTTAGAGAAATACTTTACTAAAATAATCCTTCCACAAAAAAATAAATCTTCAAAGGTTATCGGTAAGGTTTTGCTTGTGTGGGATAAAACAAAAAAGGAGGCTGCTTGATAATTCACTATGTAAAACAAACTGATCCATGGAGAACCTGGATGAAAAAAGATGTTTCATATAAGGTTCCTAAGATCTCTAACAATACCGACAAGGGTAAATGGTTAAATTCTTTTGTTGGTAAATTTTTTACTGGATCTCATAACTATAACTTTGATGGCAAGATCCATGTAAAATTAAAAACTACTCAATTCAAAATGAATAACGATTTATCTGTGATGGTAGCGTGGTTTAAGAATTTAAAAAAACTTAAACAAGATCAGTTTGTTGGAGAAGTTTTTAAGGCTCAATTATACAGAAACAATTTAAAGGAGGCTGCTTAATGTATAAAGGTTATAAAGTTGGAGATAAAATAAAAAGAAAAGATGGATCTATAAGAGTTATTACTCTTTATGATTTACTAGCTGCTCTTGGAGCAGCAGATCTTGCAAATAAAGTTGATACTAAAAGTTGGAAAAAATTTGATAAGTTTTTTCATGGCTTTTTAGTTGCTGCAAGATTAGTAAAAAACGCTGCTGGAAAAAAACTTTTAAAAGAGCTTAATATTGAAGTTGGCAACGGCAAGTTAAACATGGATGCTATCTTAGAAAATCACAAACAATTAAATAAGGAGGCTGCTTAATGAATAAACTATATCAAAAATGCAAAGCTAAATATGATGCAGAAGTTTCCCAGGGAAATAAAAATCCCTATGTTTCAATTTCTGCTACAGAGTTAGCAACTTTAATTCTTGAAGGTATTAAAAAGAAATATCCTCAATACAAGTTTGCAAAAAGCAGTAAGTATTTTGCAGGAGGCTGCTCTGTAGATATTTATTTACAGGATGGTTGGAAAAAAGGAGTTACCAAAGAACAAACAGATGAGATGCAAAAGTTTGTAGATACTTATTCTGGTGCAGGTTTTGATGGCATGGTTGATTACAAATACTATGAAGATATTTGGTTAATGCCAGATGGATCTGTTGCTGCTGCAGATAACAATGGAGGTGGAGCTGTTACTGGTGGTTCCGTTCAAGGTTATGATTATCCAAAACCAGTTGAGCAGGCAGTAAAAGTTTCTTCTGGAGCTTGGGTAACTTTCAACAGTAATCCAAAATATGGCAGCAAAGACTAT